CGGGATTTATCAAACTCGGTTCCAACTTTGATCGAAGATTCAACAATTTTAGCTGTAACCGAGAGGAGGAGTGTGGTTAGATTAATTTGTTCGCGGAGATGTTTAATAAAATTTTGCCTAGCCTGATGTCCAGCTTTGCCATCTTTCGCCATTTGATTGGAAACAACTTTCATCTTGCCTAGGAAAGTATCTTGTAGTCTAATATTTATGCCAATAGCACCGGAGATATCATCCACGAGAGCCTTGTTGGCTTTTCCGAATTTTAACTCTGCTTCTTTAATATCTTTGGCTTTTGCGTATTTTTCTAACAGTTCTTTGTGACTGGCGTTTAAATTTTCGGCATTGACTAAAGACTTTATGTTTTCCAAGTTGACATTTTCTAAACCCTTGACTTCGATATCGATAATATCCATCAACTCTTTTTTGCCTTTGATCTCCATCTCCAACAACTCGTAGTTTCTGTTATGAAACTCCGTGGTGTTACCTAAGAGCCTAGCGTTTTCCGCAAGAATTTCATTCTGTTCTTTATATAATCGAGTCCCCTTAGCAACAGCAGAGCCCTGCAGCTTGTTGGTGTACTCTGCTAGTTTCTTTTTTGCTTCTTCTGTAGAGGAGGCTTTGCGTATCTCCTCTACTGCCTTTTTTGCGTCTTTATCTGCCATTTAGTTAATCCTTAAATGGCCATGGTAGACCTGTTTTTTCAACAAACACTTTAGAAGCAGTATTTGCTTCTCCTTTTGCTTTCTTTGTTTCTTCGGCATCCTTGCCATTATCAATATAGGCTCTCAGATAGTCAGATTCAGCCTTTAAAGCCATTGCATACGCTTTGACGTCCTCATACTCACCTTTGATTGAGAACTCCAAGGAATCCTTGTTTTCTTCGTTTAAATTAGCAACCATATTAATATCATCGCCATAAATGTGCTTTAATAATTTCTTATTCCAAAAACCCCACATCTTTAACCAAGATTCGTTAAGGACTTTGTTTGTTAAATCGATCTTTATCATACCGTACCCCTCTTATCAAAATAAATAGTAATAAAATAGAAATGCAAACAAGCAAAGTGTGCCTATCTCTTGCGTCTGGCTTTTTCAACCTCTTTGGATTCATCTTCGAATTGCTTTTGGAGTCTTTTTACAAACCAATCCCTTAAACCCACAGGGAGATTGTAAGCTTCCATAAAACTCCACCCCCCAAAGTGCTTCAAAAGGAAGAATTGTTCATAAACAGCTTCCATATATTTATCTGTCAGGCCAAAAAAAGTCCGTTCCAAATGGAACGTCGACCTCCTGTTTGTAGTCACAATTACGACATACAAATTTTTCTTTAATTTCAATGTTCGGCGTTGCTGCCTTCAGACACATCTTAAAATGGCGTGAATCAACCACAGGCATGTTATCTACATATTGGTCTATTATCTCTTGATCTACGTGACCCTCGATTGACTGTATTAATCTTTTAAATTGGTTAGTTAAGAGATTTTCTTCTGTGTCTTCTTTTGGATCCAAAAGGGCCTCTGTTAAAATTAGCTCATCTTCGCCATTCAATAATCTAAAGCCGACAGTGAATTTCGTCAACGGCATCAAGACACTAAAAATCCCCGGGGAAACTTGGCTGATGATGTTTTGATTGTCCTCTAAATCCCCTGTAATAGTCGGGTTCCCTAGATCAAACATCACAGAAGTCTCTTTGGAACACAGGGGGCACTGCATAACGGCTTCATATTCGTATCCATACCCACTACCTCTTGCAGACACAAGAATTGCATTTTTATCTCCAATAAGCAAAGAATTAATATCAATTGACTTATCAAGAATTATGTTCTGTAGGAATCTTTCTAACGCTAACCCTTTTCTTAGCAAGGTTTGTGAAGTTAAAATATCTTCATCTTTTGCTGTCATATATCTAATCTCAAGGGTTTCTTGCATATGAAGAGGATGATCCTTGGGATAATGTAGTCCTTTAGAAGGTAACTCAACAAACTCTGTTGGAGCTACAAAGTTAAGTGGATTAAATTGCTGTGGAGCGTCTGCGCTCTCTGGTTTATGGCCACCAAGCCTATTTTTATTTCTGCTCAAATTACACCTCTTTGTTAATCGCTTTTTGCATTTTCAGGAGCTTCGTCTGCGCGTTCAAGAACAGCATAGTCATATGACAAAGTCATCTGGATCTCGACTAGATCATCATCGGCATATGCCAAATCGCCATATTGAACTGACTTTATAAAAGACCCAAAAAGCTTCCACTGTTCAATAGCTTTTCCATCACTTCCTAATTGTTGAATTATCAACTTGCCGTCGGCACCGTCATAACCATTCTTTTGTATGCCCGTTTTGTTTTCCTTGGGTTCGTTATATCCGTGTTTTGTCAAATAATCGTTTACTTGCTTAACTATCCCTCCGGGATCTACCATCGTTATTGTTATATCGTTCCAAGTTAGGACACCCGGATACTTGAACTTATGATTAATAAGTAAATATTCGTTTGAATTTATTTCAAATGAAGGTTTGCTTACCGACTTTATCCACCACCAGATACCCGAACCATCAACTTGGAATCTGAATTTTCTGCTTGGATCGGATCTGTTTTCTTTCCAAAATGCCATTGTGCCTTAGTTTGTTTTAAATAGTATGTCTGGGATGTTTTATTTTAATTATAACCACTTTGACTACTATTGATTTTTGCAGGATGCCCAATCATATTTAAGATACTCAAGGTGTTTGCGGGTTGTATGCTGTTGGTGCTCCTGATGCCTGTGTAATCTCACATGTTGCCCAATCATATTTAAGAGTTATAGAAAGTTCACGTAAATCGTCAGAAGAATAGTCGTAATCTCCAAGGTTTGCACCTACAATAAAACAGTTTTGAAGTGTCCATTTTTCGAGGATTGCACCTTTTTCGTCTAATATAGATATGAGACATAATGTATTTTTCGCTGCGGCTTGTTTCCCAACAGTGGAGAAATCCGGCGGCGTACCTGTATTGCTCTTGACAGAGTATCCGGATAAACGTAATAGATCCATAATTTTCTCCACAGCATCCGGATCGCTTGGATCGACTAGTGTCATCTCAACATCTTCCCAAGTCACTCGTCCCGGAAAGTTATATTTGTTATCCAAGTAGTGATGCTCGACAGATTCAAGAGTAAAAGAAGGGATCTTTATAGTCTTCGCCCACCAATACTGAGCATCGCTACCCGGGGTTCCAGTTCCTGATACGGAACCAAACTGAACTTGAAATCTAAATTTTCTCTTAGGTTGTGCTGTATTTTCTTTCCAAAACGCCATTATAATATCTCCTGTTTTCTAAATAGTGGTCGATTAAAATTCTACTCCGGATTGAGTAATAATGAAGTCAATGGCAATGAATTCAATCGCTCTGGCCGGCTTAATGTAGATTTGGGCATACAAAATATTCCTGTCTACCAAATCGGGTGTTGTTGTGGTTTCGTCCAAAACAATCTTATATTCTGTGATCCCTAAGTCTGCTTGAGTTTCTGATAAAACAGTTTCTGCTCGTGATTTAAAACGATTCCAAGTGACTTGAGTGTTTTGATCAAACAAGATTGTATCCGCGATGATACCAATTTGTCTCTTAAGATAGATTAATAATCTTCGGACATTAATTCTATCTAAGGCTGATGCAAATGAAGTTTGTAACGTTTTTTGTCCGAACATTACAATGTCACCTGTGGAAGGAAATTTTGCAATTGGGTTGATGTTTACGTTATAAAGATCATCCCTTTGACTTTTAGACAAAATTATGTCAACACCTGTTACTGACAATCCAGAGTTTATTCCTCCAAGAGCAAAAAGTCCTCCGCGGTTAAATCCAGCCGGAGCAAACCAAGGGTGAGATTTGTTTTCTGAATTTGCAATCGCGCCGATACCAGCAACTGAGGGAGGAACCTGTATTATTCCATTGACCCCATGACCTCGGATACGAACCGTTGGGAAATAAGTTGAGGCATATGAATTATCAATTTTTCTTGTTGTAATTTGTGAGATTGCTGTACTGACAGATGCGGGCTGTTCGCTACTTTCCATATCCCAAGTTGGCCTATAGATACCATCAACGTCGATAATTGCCATTGCATCACCACGCGTGGAACACAAAGACATGAGCTCATCAGTTAAAGAAGAATTAATT